GAGCCTCAAAAATCGCTTTGTTGTGCCGGCGAACTGGCGGCACAATCAAGTGATGAAACCGACCTTGGAGAAAACGATGACGACCGAAACGATTCTGGTGCGCGTTCCATTTGCTCCGCAATCCTCGCGTGAGCCGCGCGTGACGTGGGTTGATATTGAAACGCGGAAAATCTCTTGTGCGCCGATCGAGCGCGCGAATGGTGAAGTGATCCGGCGGAAGTGGGAACCGATTCTGATCGGCACCGGCTTCGTCTTTGAAGGCGCGTTCTGGGTCGAGATGACGTGGGGCTGGGAAGGTCAGACCTGGGCCGAGTGGTTCAACGGTTTGAGCGCGCGATCCGACGAAATGATTTATTCCGCGACGCGCGAGTTTGATGAAATGGTTCTGAAGGGAAGGTTTACGAACGCTCGGCGTGCCCATCTCGCCGAGCGCCCAGAATCCTGGCTGGGGATTGAAGATCTCTTTGGCTGGAAGAACGTGGCGAAAACTTCGCGCCCCAAGTTGCCGCGTGGCGCCGATGTTGAGTCCCGGCTGGTGCCAAATTCCTGGCCGACCCAAGAGCGTGAAGTTCTGGTTCACCTCTTCCGCGACGTGCTGGAACTATTTCTTCGCGACCCGCTAACCACTGAAGCCGCGCCGGAATGCGCAACGCTTCTGACCGACTTTGATGCTTGCTGGGAGTTGATTACTCGCGCGTAGCGGTCAATCGCGCGGTGGCGAGCCTCAGCGCGGGTTGCGAAGACGTTTGCGTACCATCGGTGCCTGTAGGGAAATGGTCAAGCGACGCGTCTCACGCAGCTTGCGCCTCTCGTCCTCCCCCACTGGGTAGATCGCGCCGAATTCTATCGAGCGCTTGAGCGAACGCTTGAGAAAACGTGCCTGCTTGGTCAGAGCTATTTCAAAAGCAAGGACAGCAGCCAGACAAACATCCCCGCCCACCCGAGATTGACGTAAGGGTTTTGCGGGATCGGACCAATGGCTGCGAGCAGCAGCAAGACAAGCGCCAGCACTTGTAGGAATAGGATCAATGTCATTTCAGTCTCCTTTTGCGTTCACGTTCCTTAACTCGTTCGGCATGCAACTTCACGCACGTCTCTTCAGCGCCACGAGCAAGCCCCTTGTTCGTGGGCGTGCCGTCTGGCTTGAACAAAGCCTTCCCGCCACGCAGCCACCAACGATAGACCCAGGCGGAGAGCTTGTAGGATGCTTCTTTAACCGGACCACGTGTCCTACCCATCGTTCACTGAGCCAACCGCTTGCAACTGTCTATCTCGCGCTGCGTCAGAGGAGCGTTGTTCCGAAGTGCCTGCATTTCTCTCCAGCAGTTCTGCTCCTTCACCGCCCGCGCCATGTCTTTCATCACGTCGTACACTTCCTTGTTCGACTCGCGCAGGGCCTTGGCGACCTCCGCGTTCGACTCGCGCAGGGCCTTGGCCGTCTCCTTGTCACCCTCCTTCGCGTCCGCTGTGTGGGCATAGAGCGTCCACGCGATGAGGCAGATCATCACGAACCCGAGGATCGTGATGAGCGTGTTGACGTTCGCCCCGGTGACTTTGTACTTGCCGAGGATGGTATCGGCTTCGACGCTTTCGATTGGTGGCTGGTCTGCCATGTCCCTACCCACCCTTCTGGGCGATCACTTCATCCCGGTCGATCTCATCCTGGGCCGCTGCGATGGCCGCATTGCGTAGAGCGACAAGCGCCGCTGGAATGTCTTCCGCCTTCGTCGTTTCGATCGTTTTACGAACGAGCGCTCGATCAACACCGACGAGGATAGCGTCGATGGCACGTTCAGCAACTAACAAGATAAGCGGGTTCATGGTTTGGCCTTTCTCGCGGAGATCTCTTTGTGGAGAGCAAGAAGTCCTTTATTCAGCACCGTGGCAAGCGTCTCGGCGTCGAGTGAAAAGCCGGAGTCGAGCAACGCCTGCGCCCTGTCCAGGTCTGCGGCGAACTTCTTGACCTTGTTCAGGTCACTCTGCGCCTGCGCCCTGGTGATAACGCCTGCCGCCTTCTTCTGCGCGATCACGTTGGCGGCCGAAGTCAAGGTGAGGTTCGCCTCGTTGATGACGTTCTGCGCCTTCTGCGCGGTAGGTGAGAGTGCAGCATCGACAGGGATTGGCGCGGTCGTGATGCCGAGTGTTTCGCACCCGACTAGCAGGAGCGCGATGAGGAACAGGCTGTTTCTGACGTGGGTCATGTTTTCTCCTCTGGTTTCTTTTCCTCTGCGGCGAGCTGCTGCGGCGATCCGGGCGCGTCAACGTTCTTCTGCGGGGTCGTGGACACGATGCCCTGCTTCTTCAGCCGGTAGGTTGACCACTGATCGACGCCATACGCCCCGATGATTGCGGACAGCGCAGCCAACTTGTTGACGAACGCCGCATCGAATACCGCGAGCGTTTCCGTGCCGAGCACTAGGCTGAGAAGCATCAGCGCTGCCTTGATGACCGTTTCAAGTTGCTGGTTCATAACTCTCCTTTCAAATCTTGAACGCTATGCGTAGGAGTTGAGTAATTCCCACCGATGCTACCACCAAGATTCCGGCCCACACTATCATGCGACCCTCGATATTCGACTTGAACAATTCGAGTGCGCGGATAGCCGCCGTCAGAGTATCAAATCTTAAATTCGCCTCGGTGCGCGGCAGAGTCTCTCCGTGCTGCTGATCGAGCCTCTTCAGAAGATCGTTGTGCGACACGTTGTAAGCCTTCTGCCCATCCTCGGCTTTGACAATTGCTTCCTTGCTGGCGGCGAAAGCAGCGGCTGTAGCTTTCTCCGCTGCCGCAAGTGCCTTATCAACTGCGAGTTGACGGTCCTTATCGCGCTCGCCATACCATTTGTTGCGCTCATTCAGAAGCTCGCGCAAGCCATCTATCTCCGCGGTCAATTCGCGCAAGCTTGGCTCGTGCGTTCGACCGTTAGGCGGCGTTGCGTCGTCATTCATTACGATGCCTCCGTGATGTCCAACGTGAATTCGTTGGTCATTGTCGTGATCCTCAGAAACTCCTCGAAGCCTTCCGTGCTGGCGGTGATGCCGGGACGACCAAGAACGGGATTGAACTGCTCACCGACAAGAATGCACCCGTGCGTGTCCTCAGACGTGTTGCCCTTGTGAAAGAGGATGTGGCTGCGACCTGGGACGTTCCGAACCTCGAAGGTGTTGCCAAAACGGGGCGATTGCACCCTGACGCACGAGTAACTGCCGGCGGGGATGCACGAGACTTCTCGCTGGTTATCTCGCCACGGATCTTCCAGCGTAACAGCGAACGGTATCGATCCTTGGATGAGCACGCCATACGTGGCCTCCGTTGACTTTGCGACTCTCACGAGCTTCATCGATCTCCCTTTCGAAGTTCGCAAAGTAGAGGATCATAAAGACCAAGCCGACAACCTTGATTCAGCCATTCGTCGTTCGTTGTCATAGAGCCCGAAGTCGGAGCCAGCCCTGTAGGCATGCTCCCGGAAGTGGGAGTCGGAGATTTTGGCATGCTCCCAGTTTGGATGGGCTGCGATTGAATCTTCCGAACAATTGGACCTAGAGGCTTCAGCCCTTGCGCTTGCAAAGAAAAGGCTGCGGCAATGATGGTGACAAACAAAAGTAATTTCATGAAACATTTCCTCGAAGATCGCCAACTGGACTTCCGGAGAAGGTCACGAACGAGATCCCATCGATGTACTTTCCAGCGGCTCCGCCGCTTCCTGCAATTCCAGGATCACGACCGTCAAATGGACCGATGAATACCGTTCCAACAGACCCGTTAGACCCGGCCAATCCTGGCCCACCTCCAGCCCCGCCCGCTCCTCCCTGAGCTAAAGTTCCTTGGTCGTTGTGGCTTTGTCCGGCGGTTCCGCCGGAACCGCCAGCCGAAGTAGTTCCGACGGTTCCTGACGTGGCTATCAAGTCTATGGTCTCTAAAGCGTTAGCTCTACTAGACCCGCCGCCTCCGAATCCGCCGGTTCCGGTTCCGCCGCCGCCGCCGCCACCACCACCGCTAGATGCGGCACCATTAGTTATGTCGATCACCATTGCTGCCGCGCCGCCGCCACCACCGCCGCCGCCGCCCCAGATTTGACCGTTGCTATTGTCTAGCGTTATCGGTACTGTGACTTGAAGAGCGGTTCCGCCTGGAGCGCCATCGTCTCCTGGTTCGATGAACACTGACCCAAATGGTGGATCCACGACCGTTCCATTTCCACCACCTCCGCCCTGGCCTCCCTTCCCTAAGATTCGACCGTGGATGGTAAGAGATAAGGAAACCCCGTCTGGCCACGATCCGGTGACGAGTGCAGCCACGTCGGTCGACGTCGATTCCACGAGCACCCCTGGGTCGACGACGAACAAGACTCTCAGGGAGGGAGACTCAACCTCCGGCTCGGAATAGAGGAGGTCGTGGATAGAGCGGAGATTGAGGTTCGACGCGTCGTTCTCGATGTGGATCACGCGCTCCTCGCCGGCCACGAACGGATCCTCGAACGTCACGGTTCTGGCCGTCAACTCGATCTCGTGCTCGTCGCGCTCGATCGCGATGACGGCGATCTGGCTTTGCTCCAAGTCCCCTGTGTCGTCCTGAACGTCGGCGGTCGAAATGTTCAGATACCCGGCCAGATGAATTGAGTCCGCCTGATCTACGTGGACCTTCAGACGGATCTCGTGTGGAGGGTCGCGGAACATGGCGAGGTGACGATCGGCTACGCGCTCCGCTAGCGATCTACCGAACTGAGGTATCCATCGGCTGAAGAACTCCTTGATCGCTGGTGCCCCGTACTCGGTGACATCTTCCGCGTCTACGTCTACGCTCACGAACCTTGAGCGGAAGTTCCGCCTCTCCTCCAGGTCTTCGACCGGGTTGATCTGAGCGTAGTAAACCCACACCTGCGAAGCCCTCTCCTCAGCTTTAGCCCTGCGAGAGAACGACTCCGCCACGATGTCGTCGTCATCCAGGTCTGCAGACGAGGCCGAGGCGCGAAGCGCGCGGAACTCGATCATCCCGGTCCCGACGTCCGGCCAAAGACTAAACCCTGCCTGCTCCGCCAGCTCTCCGATCAGATCTTCGACCGGCGTTGGGGACGCAATCCTCGCCGTGTACAACTCCGTGAGATCTGAGGCGGCTGCATCCCACGCCGCTCGATCTATGAATTGCGACCCGGTCGGGGAGCCCTCGTTCCCTAGAGCCGTGTAGTTGCAGATCAGGTCAAAGACGATGTCGACGGCCAACCGCGTCGTGTATACCAGAACGGTCTGAACTAGGTCCTCGGCATCGTGAGTGTCCGCGTCGGTATTCAAAGCGCCGCGCTGCACGACCGTGAACGTGTCACCCGAGCGCGTGAACTGGATGATCTCGTCTCCGATGTTGACGTATCCAGACGTCGGGTATTCCGAGCCTATCCCCAGTGGGATGACCGTAAAGGAGCCACCGCCGATGGTGAGGTTAACCTCAAGCTCTCCGCGCGACGCTGCAGGCGCGACCGACTTTTCCCTCTCTAGGTCGGAGAAGAAGTCCTTAGCCGACAGGCTCACGCGTCCGTTCGCGGGGCCATCGATCTTGTCGATGACGTAGTAGCGGACGCGCATGTCTTCTAGCTCGTCGCCGAGGTTCCCCTCGTACACGCGGAGATCGTAGCCGGTATGAAACGGGTTACGCGCGAGCCACTTCCCCCAGAACGTCCCGCGCTCGTAGGGATCGTACGCGCCTGGGTCCGCAACGATAGAGGCCGTTGTCCCGTTGACCGTCCACGCCTCGCCGGTCTCCGACGCGAAGGACGGAGTCAAGCTCGCCTGACCAGTCGGGTCGAACACGGCGACCACTGGACCGTTCACGCCGGAGCGGACCTCGGCTCGAAAGATCTTCCCGTGTAGTGTAGAAAAGACGAAGTTCAGGCCGCCAACCACGAGCGACGTCCCGCCGTTAAAGATCCCGGAGATCGCAGCAGCCGTAACGCTCAACCCGAGTTGCGTCCACGGTGCTGAGTCTGACGTTCGGTAGAAGAACTGGGCTCTGCTCTCGCTCGGCGAGCTTCCGGTGTCGAGGTCGAGGGTGACGAGCAGCTTCACTCGCTCGCCGTCGGAGACAGGGATGACTGCGGTCGACACAAACGTCGTCGTCGAGCCGGAGGTTCCCAATGAGGAGACGAGGATGCGTGGCTTCCCGTCGAGGACGTCGAACGCGTAGCTGCGCGCGTTCGATCCTAGCAGCGAGAACCACTTCGCGATGAGCGTCTGGGCGGAGGATGGCGAGCTGACGATGTCGTCGAACAGGACGTCTGCCATCATGGTGATGTCGCCGGTCACGGACGCCGCTGCGCTGTCCGGTGTGCTCGCGTACCCGTTCGGCCCAGTGATCAGGAGGTGCGTGTCCTCCTCGTCCTGAGCTTCCCCAGTCGCTCGCTCCAGTCGGTACGGGTCAACCAAGAGATCGCTGTGCTTGTGGTCGACGAACTTGATCGAGACGATCTCGCGCTGACCCAGAGCGGAGGAGCTTCGGTTCATGCCGCCGAGGTTGATCTGGCCCGGCGTCGTGTCGAATTGATCGATGGACGGGATGACGTTGTCGTAGTAGCGCGCGACGTCATTCTGAGGCTCGGAGAAGCTCAGCGTCAGCGTCCCGGGAGAGTAGCTGGTCGGATCCTGACACGTGAAGCGCGTGTTGAAGCACTTGCGCGTTCCCGTCACGCCGAGCTGAGCCTGACATCCTCCGGTCGGAGATTGGAACGCATCACCATACCGCCGTGAGCACAGCGGCTGGTCGAACTGAACTATCCGGATGACCTCCCGGTTAGTCATGCCCAGTGCCTGTGATCTGCCACGACACCTGAAAGTACGGGTCCACTCCTATGTAGCGCGGAACGATGTCCCTCGACGTCCACCCAAAGACGACGTCGTCGTCGAAGTCGAGCGGGTTCCACGCGAAGAAGTACGGGTAGCTTCGAGCGTGCTTCACGAACGGGTCGAAGGTAGACCTGTACCACTCCGGGGTCATCCCGGCCACGCTGACGTCAGCCGTCACGCCCTTGCGCTTGAACCCTTGACCGAGGAACTGCCCGCTATTCGATAGGGAGGCGTGAAGGTCGGTCTTCCGCGACAAGTTTGGCGGCGCGAACCCGCCGGCAATCCCTACACCAGCCTCGAACTCCAGAGACTGACCGACGAAGATCACGCCGATCCTCGGGATGAAAGCGGGCGACCCGGCTACGACCGTGAGCCTCATATGCCGGGACGAGGTCGGTACGTCCATCAGAAGGATCGGAAAGTCGTCGACTGGCGCGGCACTCTCGACAGTTGACCACACCTTGTCGGACGACGGCGATCCAACCGTACCATCGCTGACCTCGGCTACCACGCTGCAGCCGGAAGACCCAAGGGTGTGAGCCCCTATACCGACATAGTCAACGTTGCCTAGAGATCCAAGATCGACCTCCCACGTCGCCGGAAGCGTGAGCGGCTCCCAGTACTCCGCTGTGTCCGGACGGAGAGGTGCGTCCTTCGGACCACCAGCGCTCTCGGAACTGACGGTCACCGCGGAGGCTGACAAGCCGAGCGTGCGGCTCTCGTAACAGATCCGCGGGTGGCGAAGCGTGCGCGACGATGCTTGGAGCGCGGACGAGAGGACGATCATACGACGACCACCCTCCCGCCCTGACGCGTAGACTCCGCGATCGTCTCAAGGAGTTTGCGAGCGGTCTTAGAGCTGATCAGCACGTCGTCCTTCACGTTGAACTCGATCACCGTCGTCTGGACGGGCTCTCCTCTTTGGGCCAATCCAAGTGGCGCGCTCTCGGTCACGGCGATTCCGCCGGACGGAGGGAGCGAGATGCTCGGACCGCCGCCAGAGCCAGCCCCGCCGAGACTCGCCGCCTCCACTAAGCCCGTCGCTGCTACGAGACCGATCGAGAGTGCGCCCAGTGCAGTGATCCTCGCCGCAGCGGCCTCGCCTGCGATCGGCCCTAACTCCGCGCGCGCCCTCATCGCCGCTACCAGCGTGTTTATCTTGATCTGCGCAATCGCCAACCCTTTCTCGATGATGATGATCGCGAGGGCCGCGGCTTTAGACTCGCCTGCGAACTTGCTCAAGAGGCCTACCGCGAGCTGGAATGTCATGATCTCCATGCTCCGCTCCGCGTCGTGCTTCTGACGTTCGATCGCGAGCAACTTCCCGGCATGAGCCCTCTCCATCCCCTCGATGAGAGCCTGCTTTCCGCCGAGGGCCTCTAGCTCGTCATCGGAGAACTGATCCATGATCTCCTTCTGACGCTCCAGGTTGATCGAGAGTTGCTCGATCTCCAGATCCGACTTCGAGACGAGGAAGGAGCGAAGCTCCTCCAGCTTCATCGAGTACGACATCGGATCAGCGCCCACAGCGGCAGCGCCCATCTCGACTGCTAGATCTTGCTCTCTGGTAGCAGCTTCGATCATGATCCTCATCCGCTCGTCGTTGTAGGCGATCAGCTCCGCTATGTTGTGAGCGTAGAGATCGTCGGTCTCCTGAAGGTCTAGACCGAGCGCCTTCCTGAGCTGAGTATCAGCGGCCTTCACGCTCGCCTCGAACCCCTCCCGTGGCACGGAGATGCGTCGACCGAACTCATCCCACGTGTCGACCATCCCTTCGAGGCGATTCTGGGCCTCCTCCGCCGCCTGAACCAGCGGTCCGCCGAGCGCGGTGATGAACGCTTGCGCCCCGTCGTTCATCTTCTTCAGCTCGGCGTCGGTGAGCAGCCTCGGCGCTTCTCCCTTTGCTCCCGCCCCTACGTCGGATTTTTCCGGCGCAGCGAATGGATCATTCATGATGCCGCGCAAGACCTTCATCCGGTCTTCTATTTGCTTCACCCTCGCGGCGGCGACGTCGACACGCCTGTTCGCCTGATCGGCGAGAGCCGGATTAACTTGTGCTGCTAAGTGTTTCGCTTCCTGCAACTCGTTCTGCGCATCATGTAAAGCCCCGCCCAACCCGGCCAACTCCCGAGTCATGATGTTCAAGTCGCTGCCCATCGAGAGGCGGAACACGATTTGACCGAGCGTCGCCAGAAACCCGGCCCCCTCCTTCTGGGCTTCCTGAAACGCTTTCGCGGCTTCGTTGAGGGCTTTCACCAACGGACCACCAATGTCAATGGCGATCCCCTTCATCACGTTGCTCAACCTTGTCAGGTTATCGTTGAACTCATCCGCAGCCTTCGCCGCCTCGGTTGAGAACACGACCCCAAGGCGCTCGGCTTCCTTCTTGAGTTCTTCAATGCCAGCACGCCCCAGATCAAGGAACGGAATCAATTGAGTACCAATCCGTTCGCCAAACAACTTGCTGGCGAGAGCTGCCTTATTAGCGCCAGAGTCCATCGCCTTGAAGCTGTCGGCGATCTCCAGAAGGATATCGTCACCCTTCTTCAACTTTCCGGCGGCAGACTCTACATCAATGCCCATCGCTCGGAAAGCGACGCGCGCCTCACCCGTTCCGGATTGAGCATCGACCATGCCAACGGCCAACTTACGCATGGCCTTCTCAAAAGTCTCTACCGAGACCTCGGAGATCTCCATCGCATACTTGAGCGCCGAGAACGACTCGACGGAGATGCCAACCTTCTGCGCCATCTTCCCGGCGGAGTCAGCAGCGTCGATCTGGCTCTTAATCAGCAGCCCGATGCTACCGGCTCCGGCGAGCGCGGCAATCTGCTTCGCCAGAAGGTCCATGCTCCGACCGACTTCCTTGCCGAACTTCTTGGCTGCGCGATCGGCCTTTCCGAGGTCGGACTCAAACTTCGCCGTGTCAGCTGACAGGGCGAGGACGAGATCTCCGAGTGCGCCTAGGATAGCCATCGACTACCTCCCCTTCTTCGGGAACGCGGCCTTGAGCCGCTCGGATAAGTCACGACCCTTGGCCTTCTCGTCTCGCTGGACATACGGCATGAAGTCCGCCACACGATACGGCGTCAACTTCTTCTTCGTATTCCGATTTGTCTCTGCCAAAACGTGAGTCGTCATCGCATTCCGAAGGTCCGCGCGCTCTTCGCCCCACGGATCGATGTCCCACAATGCCGCCCACAGACACAGCTCGCGGAGACTCATCTCGCCGAGCATCCTCTTTGGAGAAACGCGCCCGGTCTTCAAAGCGAGTGCCAAGATAAACCTCAGCCCTGGGCGGCGTCGGAGTTTTTTGCTTCATCCTCAATCCCAAACCCATTGACCCGCGTCACCGCGCTGATCAAGGGCATTGTGCGCTGCGGACTCTTCCGCTTGAGCGCCGGGATGTCGGCATCCGTGAACGCCTGATCTCCGCTGTCCTCGCGGAAGACGCAGCGCACAAGGATGCGCCACGATCGGTCTTGGTCCTCTTTCAGGATCGAGTTATCCGCCGTCCCGTCAAGCTCACGCACGATGAGTTTGACCTTTCCGAGCGAGATCCGCTCCTCCCGAGGCTTGAGAAACTCCGCCAAATCTTCAAGCATCCGTTTCCTCCTTACGCCCAGACGACCGGACCGTCAATCTCGATGGTGATCGCCGCCTTGATGACGTCGTCCACCGCGCCCGAGATCACGAACCCAAGGACATAGCCCTCGAAGTTCAAGGTCATCGGAGTGGCATCCGTGAGCGTCAGGCGGAACTCGCACTTCGTCCGGGTCGAGCGCGCGTTGCGCAGGAGTGTGTGCGTCGCCGCGTCCGGGTCGAGGTTCAGGTTCATCGTGAGCTGACCCTCGTCCGGGAGTCCCATGCGCTTCTCGCGCGCGGTGGAGGCAAGGTTCGTGATGTCGATCACGCTCGCCTGACCGCCGGGTCCGGAGAAGTCGATGACGTTCGCGATGGTCTGGAACGAGGTCGGGCTCTCCCCGAAAGAGATTGCCAGAACTACCCCTTGTGCTTCGATGCTGGTAGGCATGGTGTTACTCCTTTAGTTACTAACGGTGAAAGATGGAGAACTCAAGCAGTCGACGGAACAATCGCGTCCCGACTTCTATCCCGAGATCTTGATTCGAATGAGCGGCACGATGAATGGCGCCAGACTCCGGAATCGCCTCAATGACAGCCTCGGCAATCTCCGCTGCGGTATCCGGATCATTGGCATAGCAATCGACCTGAAGCCGAGCCCGCGACATATTCGCGCGCCCTTCGAGGGAGTAGATCCCTTCATGAAAAACCGCATTGTAAACGATGAACGGACTCGCGCTCCCCTCGGACGCGTGCGAGGGCCAGATTCGATCACCAACGAACCCAGTCAGCGTTGCGTCCGATATCAGGTGATTGTAAAGATCAGACTCAAGGCTCACGGCGACACCCTTGCCTTAATTTTCAGAAACTTTCGAACGGTCCTCTGAATGAACGCCTTTGCCTCGGTAATCGCAGCCAACACAGAGTCGTGCTTACGCGACTCGAAAGCGCCCCGAAGAAATGGTCGTGGCGGCATCTTCGATGTCCCAAGCTCGACGAAGCGCCAATAAAAAGGATCGTTAGGATTATCCGTCGACGCCTTCCCAGTTCCCTTCTTAAAAGCACTAATCTTTATCGAAGAAAGTCCGCGAACCCCAACATAGTACGTGGCGGCATACGGCGTCTGACGCTTCCTCCAAATAACGATCGCGTCACGCAGAGTTCCGGCTCGGCGGCGCGGATTAGGCTCTTGTAGAATCGGCGCGCGACGCCGAGCCTCGTCACGCATCGGCACGGCACTCATGGACATCATGCGCTTCACCCCGCGCTCGCGCATTTCACTTCCGAGTGCCGCGAGATTCGCTTCAAGCTCGGCAAGCCCGAGAACCTTATGAGTCTCAGCCACTCGCGGAGCCCTCCTTCCAAATGAGCTTCAGCTCACGTCGCCGTCCGTCTCGGTCAATCACTTTGCCGACCGGATAGAGCCTGCCGCCATGAGAGACGCGGAGCGGAGTCTTAGCGAGATCAGCCGCCGTTAATTCGGCTCGAAACCGAACTAGGGACTCGCCTACGGCCTCCGGCCACGTAGCCTGAGCCGCCTCTAGGCGTCGGCCTGACAACACCTCTAGCGAGCCGTAGACCTCGAGCAGCGTTGTCCAAGAAAGAATGGATGCCCCAGTCCCGGAGCGATTGGGGCTTCCGGCGATCTTCGCCTCAATCACTAAACGGTGTCTGAGGTTTCCGGCGCGCATTGTTTCGCCTTTGGCTCAAAGTCAAGCATTGCTTCTCTCTCGGTCCTCCACGCTTCCGCAAACTCACAATTCGTGTACTCACGCCAAATCGGAAGTCCGATTGTAAAATGTGCTATTTTAGCTCTTGGATTAGGTTTGTATTCTCCAACCAAATGATTCCATTCGACCGGAAGCACTCCCACTCGGGCATCCGCAAAGCGGTGCATGTCCTGAAGCGTGTATCGCTCGTCCTGACTAATGCGCTCCCACCATGCCCCGTGGCAATTGATAAGCATCAAGCTTGACCAGTTCTTCCGATCGTAATCCGGATTTGGCTGATCAAGAAACTTCACCGGATGCTTGGTCTTATACTTGCTCTGACAAACAAGCACGTCGAATCTGCTGTCCTTCAGGTCCATCAATCCCCCGATGTCCGTCAAGCACAGCATATCGCATTCGGCCCAAATAGCCCAACCGCGATAACCCATTCGGCGCGCCACTTCAAACCGGCCAGGATTGAACTTCGTTGACCCGATCACCTTGGTGCCTCGCACCGGATAGAAGGCTACGTCTCGACTGGTGCGCGCAAGAACGCTGTGGCAAAATACTGAGTACCCAACGCGCTCTCGATCGTCATAACCAACCCAGATGTTGATCAATATCGCTCCATGTATTCGACGACGATGGATGGATACTTCG